CTGGAATCCTATGGTCTCAGGTTTTTCCTGAGCTTAGTTACCTTGATCTTGTTTGTCATCACGGCCCTGGTGTCACTGCTGATCGTTATGCCCATAATCAGAGGCATCGCATCACAAAGTGGAACCATCGATCGGAGTATACCTTCCCTTCCGACCTACACTGCTACCCAAACTATGGAGTCGCAGCAGAAGTCGGAGGTACAGGGGAAGGTACCGGGAGCGCTAATGGTGTCGAATACATCGATGTAAAGGACGAAAGTCCGGTCAGAGTTGTATTCGTACCAAAGACGCAAACGGCGCCGCGGGTCATTGCTATAGAACCTGCACATGTTCAGTATATGCAACAATCCGTTAAGGATTTAGTATATACAACATTGGAGACTCATAGCCTGACTAGACATTCTATACGGTTTTCCCGTCAGGATGTCAATCAGAGACTCGCTTACGTTGCAAGTAGGAACAAACGACTAGCTACGCTAGACCTGAAGGATGCGTCAGATCGAGTGCATTTGCACTTGGTCCAACGCATTTTTAAGACCTCAGGGCTACTCGAATACCTCGAGGATGCTCGGTCCCTACATGCATTACTGCCCGACGGTACGAACATAGTGCTGTTTAAGTATGCTTCAATGGGCTCAGCTTTATGCTTTCCCGTTGAATCAATGGTGTTTTACACCCTTATTCAAGCTGCTATGCACTTACTTGACGGGGGGCGTCCGAGTTCTCGTTCGATTTGCCGTTATAGCAAACTGATCGATATCTATGGGGACGACATTATTGTCCCTGTAGAGTACGCGGACTTTGTTGTGAAGTACTTAGAGAGCTACGCTCTCAAAGTAAACGTCAGCAAGTCTTTCAAGGATTCATCCTTTAGAGAATCTTGCGGTGCGGACTTCTACGATGGTGTACCGGTTAATCCAGTATACGCTCGTATGATGCCGTATGACGATTCACAACGCTGGGATGCAAGCACCATAATGAGTTGGAATGCAACTGCTGATCTCTTCTATATGAAGGGTCAGTGGGTTGTTGCCCAAACCATTAGGGACTTGCTTTGTCAAGTGGTGAAACGTACCATCCCTAGAGCAAGAAAACCTGGCTCTGGGCTATCACATCTTAGTTTCCTCTTTGACACTCATTGTCGATATGACAAGGAGCTTCATAATTGGAAGCAAAAGAGGATAGTTTTTGATCCAGTCAAAAGAAAGGACCAAATAGATGGAGACGAAATCGCCTGCCTCAACAAGTGGGGCATTTCTACTTACCGACGTGACAGCAGTGGAAACACAAGCTGTAACGCTTCCTTCAAACGTAAACCTTATTGGGTATACCTCGGAGGAAACACTGGATCGATTCGAAAGAGTCGAACTAGTATGGGAAGTGAAATCCCGACGATTGACGCATCCGTCGGCAACGGCCGGCTATGCGACTTTCAGAGCAGACTGCATGATGATCGGAATTCCTCCGACGTCATTCCAGACCTGGCTGAAAGCTGCAATGTCAGCAGTTCAGACGGCAC